AGGTTGCTAATGATAAATCACAAACGGCGATTATTCCTATTTCTCTGTACTGAATATACTCCGCTAATCACATTGAGCAATTTAGACCCGTTTGCCCTGCCCAATTGATGACTTCTTTTTGTACGTATTTATCCAACTCCAAAGTCACCCCTGATACCGCCAGCACACCTTCAATAAATCCCTCCGCTGCCTGTAACCGTTTTGAGACTTCGTTATGGGAAATGCCTAACTTGGTGCCTATTGTCCTCAGTGTGGACGCCTTGATATAGTGCAGTACAATCAATTGGAAAAGATACGGGTTATATTTTTTCAATCGCAGAACGGCGGCGTCAATCGCAATGCCATCATCATCACAACATTGAACACGGGTCTTTCGAGTGCTGGGAACCAGACCTTTAAACCCTGCGGCAGTGGGCGCCCAGTCAACGTCACTGTTTCCTTCACTAGCCCACGCCCCCCAGCGTTCCATGACTAATTGAATATCACGCATTATGCTGTCTCCGCTGTTTTTTTCATAAATACTAATTCTCTGGCCTGATCTCCGTTCTGGAGCAGGTCGTTAAAATCCCCACTGTCCGGCCAGCGAACACTGACCCTTTCCAAATCGTTATTTGCCTTTAGATTTTTAGTCGCACACGCCATTGCCGCCGCATGACCTGTGGCGCTCCAGTCCGTATCCGCGAAGATAATGAGGTGTTTAACTCCCCTAGGAACCAGAAAGCGCTCCATAAAACCCGCATTCACGACTGACCAAGTGTTAACGCCGTAAATCTGTTTGCAGGACAGCGCGGTTTCGATGCCCTCGGCAATCCCCAGTGTCGAATCGACAGGAAAAAGGCGAATGGCCAGTGACTGAGCGTGATCGCGATAGCTATCTTCCTGCGTAGCATCCAGTTTCTTTTGCGGGGTAATGTCGGCCTTTTTGTCCCCGTCAAGGTAGGTACGATGCAGATAGCATAATGTCCCTTTCGCGTCGGTCACCAGTGACCAGAGCGCCTGTAGCTTCCCATTGCGGACAGGCTGTTCGGCGCAATACCTCACGTTATCAGCGGGCAGAACATGAATGCCCCTGCTTCGCAGATAAGCTTCACCCTGTGTGCCTTTCAGGTTGGGCAGATTGGAGTAACAGGCGGTCACTCGGTTTCTGAATTTGGTGATATTTGTCTCTTTTTTCACTACGCTGCGCTTGTCTGACTGGATACCCAGCAACAGATCAATCTCGTCCGCTAATGTCTTGTAGTCTTTCCCCTGCGTCAGGGTGAGTAACTTCCAGCCATCCCCCACATTACAGGTGCAGATAAACGTCCCCCTGCCATCCCGATCATCAATGCGGAATTTACCTTTCTGCCCGCATATCGGGCACTTCCCTTTAAAGTGATTTTTCCCTGTCACAGGCGGCAATTTGTAGTAAGCAAAGATTTCAGGCCAGCGGCCTATCACGGCATCCGCCGTTTTTATTCTGTTCACAGTGCTTCTCCCTGATATAACGGTGTATCTAACTGCTTACGAATTTCACGCACCTTGCCCCGGGCAACTTCAAGGCGCATTTCCTGTTGTTCGTTGCTGGACGGCTGCACCTGTTCGGTTTTCTTACGGGATTTCGCCCAGGCAATTTGTTTGTGCTTGATGAAATTGTTCACTTCGGGTGTCAGTTCCTGCGGGGTGTCATGCAGCCCACGCGGATAGACGCCGAACTTGTCTTTAAACGTATTTCCTACCCAGCCATCACTGAGGATCTTCCCTTGTGACACCCGCTGGTTCTGGTAGTACTTCAACTGCGAGTAGAAACTCTGCTTTTCAGCCTGGGTATAGATGCGTTCTTTCTTGCTGAGTTTCTGAATGGTGCGGCTGGTATCGACATCAACATCCTCACCTGTCAGCGGCTTAAATCCACACTTCGGGCAGACATAGACACCCGCTGGCTTCATGTAATGACAGGAGGAACACTCTTTCGGTAGCTTCTCCCGCTTCTCCTGTTCCCGGTAACTGTCACGGGTTTTCATGCCGTCGTTTTTACTGGGCAACTCGTCATATTCGATATCATCCGGGTAGCCGAGGCGATGGACTGTGCCGGAGTGATCCAGAATGATGGCTGCTTTCTTCTGAACCCTGGGTACATTGATAACAATGTCTGCTGGTAAGTCATTGTCAGAAACAATAATAGTGTCACCATTCTCTTGGTGAAGGTTCATGATGATGTCGCGTACATGCTCGATATCATCTTTACAAGCCGTTTTGAATAAGACTCTAAACATGTTTCCAGACCTCACCTTGTTTAATCCATGTAATAGTTGATGCGACAACACCAAACTCAGCGGCTAAGTCACGGCAAAGTCCCTTATAGGGAGTTTTTAATCTTTCTCTTATTTCAATGACGTCTTTAGCAGTTAACTTGGCTGTTCCTACCTGCTCACCATGAGGTATATTTCTGAATAACTTCTCTCCTGAGTGACGCCTGTTTTCTAAATTAGTGACCCACTCAAGATTTTCGACACGATTGTCCGACTTCATTCCATTGATATGATTAACCTGAGGTTTATTGTCGGGGTTCGGTATCCAAGCCAATGCAACCAAGCGATGTACCTGATACGAACGATCCCTAATGCAAACATGCTGATATTTACCGTAACGGGTGTTTTCTGATTTCGCATCCTTGCCTCTGTTGGTTGATTGTCGGTATATCCGCTCCTTCCGAACTGAATAGGACTGATTCTTTTTGTTCCAAAGGCGATAACTGCCAGCTTTAACCACCGAGCCGCATCTGGATACATACACAACGGCCTCAGTGGTTTCGGGCATATCATCAGAACGCCATGAGAAGGCTTTTTTAAATTTCATGATCAACCTCCTTGATTTCCCTGTCTGCAAGTAAGCCGCTTCTTTTGGAAAGGTATTCGGTATATAGTTTTGAAAAGTTATCGACTGGACGTAGTGATCTGCCGATTGATTGCAACCAACGGATCTCTGACTTGGTAGGCCGGGCATAGATAATGCAGCGGACATCACTGTCAAAACCCGCCACGAGAACGCCAATGTTCACAATGATTTTTGTCGCACCCTGCTCAAACCGATGGATAATCAAATCCCGTTCATCTTGAGGGGTATTGGCGGTCATCACCTCAGCATTCACCCCGGCACGGTTGAATTCGACGGTGATAAAGTTGGCGTGACTGACATTGACACAGAAACAAATGGTGGGCTGGTTTTCGCCCAGTTTAAGCCAGCTACTGACCACATCCCCCACCAAATCAGCCCCGCACATGATTTCGGCTATCTCATCTTCCTTGTAATCGCTGCCGTAGTCGTCATTGCGGGCAGACTTCACCTTGCTTAAATCGGGCTTGGTCGGGGCGTAAAACTCATACGCACTCAGGTCACCACGCTGGATTAATTCTTTTATCGTGGTGGGCTTTATCAACTTCTGGTAGTAGTGACCGAGGAACGGCGAGAACGGGGTGCCCGACAGCCCTACCACCTTGCAATCTGTTTCCGAGGTCAGCCGCGTGATTTCTTCCAGTATCTTTTTGCGTTTCAGGTGCGCTTCATCAATTACCAGCAGATTAATGTCTTCGGGAAAATCACGGCGGATTAGTGTGTCAGCCGACGCAATCTGAATCAGCTTTGATGAGTCTTGATTGGGGTGATCACGCCAGATATACGCGATTTCATCCTCCGGCAAGCCGTACTCGATAAAGCGCTGGGCAGTCTGATTTATCAAGACAAGGTATGGGCAGATCATCATGACTTTTTTGTTTTTTGATACAAAACCGTCAATAATGAATGCTGACAAGGCGGTTTTCCCTGCCCCTGTCGGGGCGTACACCATGAAAGAATTAAAGCCCTTCCAGTTCTGACGCAGCAGATTTAAAGCACGTTCCTGTGCAAAGTTCGGCGTAATATTCAGCATGGCTTCACTCCCTGTTTATTTTTCTGCGTGACCGTGCGATACTTTATGTCGGTAACCGCATCTGTATTACCGACTGCAAGAACCGAATTGGCTATCTCTGCTAAAGTTTCGCTGTTCGGTTTCTTGCTCCCTCTTACATTCCCATTCTGACTTAACATTGATACCCCCATTTGAATGATGTCCACTGCCAGAGGAAAAGCCCTTTTCTGTCTAGTGCCTGTTTGCTAATACCTGAACTGGGTGGCACGGATCACATCAATGCCGTTCACGCGATAACGCAAAGGCTGCTTGCCATTCTTGAGCAACACAAAGCCGGATATCCCCGCAGGCAGCTCACTGAGTTTCAGCAGCGAACGTTTACGCGGTGATCGGTTGTCAGCCTCGATGGCGCATTTCTCACCAGTTCGTGTGGTCACCATGTAATCGACGCGACCATTTCGGCCATCGCTTAATCCGGTCACGGTGAAATTCTTTTGCAGGAACCAGCCTTGCTCACGGATTTTTGCAGTGAGTACCGTTTCAAATTTCTGCATGTCGGCGACAGTGAGAAATTGCTCTTCCAGCAAGGTGATTAATTTTTCTTTCAGCTCTGTGCTCATGTTGATTTCCTCAATTGTTATTTTTGTATCACTTGGGTAGTACGGCGATTTTTGATATCCCATTAAGTGCACTTATCTAACTTAGGTATTCCCTACTGAGATCTATTTAAGTCATGTGTTCTTACTTGGCTGTGCTTTACCTTTCTGAACTCTCCAGCTCCCCCTTACCCCCTCGGTTCTCTTCCCTATTGATGTACTAGTAAAGTGATACATGAATAGACCTCCTAACAACTCCAGTTTTAACGCTTAATCAATTACCCGATACGGCTATCGGCTGTTCTGTGTAACCCTTCATCGATCTGTAATTTTTCTTGAAGAACAACCGGAGCCATGTGTTAGCAGCTCTGGCGCCGGTGTTATCCCGTCGATGCGGCACAGGATCTTCATCCCGCCGAAGTTTGTAGACGTAGGCGTATTTATCCCTCGCGTATTCCCTTGTGGTTGAGTTCATCGCGGCAAGCATCTTTTGAATCCATTCCGCATCGCTCGGGTGATAAACATCGGGCATTGCTACGCTGGTAAAATCAGGAAACATGATCTTTCTCAGGGACCTTGTGTATCATCTGCAAAAAGTTGATCTAAGCTACACTTAACGCCTTGAATGGTTAGTACTTCCACCAGCTTTTTAGATATTGCTATGTCAGGAACTCTAATGCCTGTCTCATAGTGACTGATAGCTGAGGGTGTTAAACCAACCAATGCAGCCAAATCTTTTTGTTTTAGCTTTGCCATTTTTCTGTATTTTTTTATTGAGTTCATGATTATTCCTCCACAACACAGATAATATATTCCTTTTTGTGTATAATCAATACAAATTGTACATTGAAATACTCATTGTTTGAGAAGAGAATTAATACATGAAAGAAATATGGTATGAACTGGTTAAATCCAGAATGAGAGAGCTTGATATTTCTCAAGAAAAATTAGCCGAATCCCTGGGAGTTACACAGGGGGCGGTAGGGCATTGGCTGAACGGGAGAAGGGTTCCTTCTATCGAAATAACTATGGAAATAATGAAAGCCGTAGGACTTAATAATATCAGCTTTGATTCGGAGGGGACGATAAATCATGCAGAAAAAAAGATATCCACACTAAGCACTTATCATAAAACTAACTCCTTAAAAGACCGACTAAAAACCGTCTTAGTTAATGAAAGGATGAAACAAAGACAACTGGCAGATGCGTTGAATGTTAGCGCCCAGACCGTTAATAACTGGCTGAGTAGAAATGCTATAAGCAGAGAAGCCGCACAGAGCATTAGCGAGCAGTTTGGGTATTCACTAGATTGGCTGTTAAATGGGGTGGGCGATCAAAAACTGGAAAATTCGGTAAAACACCACTACGCTAAATCTGATATTCCTCCAGAGAGTGAATGGGTCGGAGCTTCCTCATGGGATAGCCTCACTCCATTAGATGATAACGAAGTGGAAGTACCGTTTTTGAAAGATATTGAATTTGCATGCGGCAATGGCAATGTGATTGATGTTGATTATAATGGATATAAATTGCGATTTTCCAAATCAACATTACGGCGGATAGGAGCTCCGACAGACGGTTCAACAATCATCTGTTTCCCTGCAAAGGGGAATAGCATGGAACCGGTTATACCAGATGGCGCAGCAGTCGCTATTGATATATCCCACAAACATATTACTGATGGTAAAATTTACGCTATAGAACAGGACGGATTAAAACGTATTAAGTGCCTGTATCGCAAGCCAGGTGGAAAGTTACTTATCCGTAGTTACAATCGTGATGAATATGAGGATGAGATTGCCGATGAATCCAGCGTGAAAATTATCGGCAAATTATTCTGGCATTCTGTATTGCACTATTAACCACACCTTATTAGCCCCAACCAAAACCCCGATAAGGGGTTTTTTTATGCCTATATAGTGATATATATCACACTTATAACACATCAAAAAAATAAAATTCATTATTAATCAATGCATTGAAAAATACCTGTATTTTTAATGCAAATTTGTGTTGATAATGAAAAATACGGTATGTATTATTTATACACACAAAGAATATATAACATCAATGCTTGGGGATATTTATGTTTAATGTAATTAGTAATATTGAGAAAAAAGCAGCTCAATCCAGCACCATACTTTCTATGCTATCCAAGCACAGCGAAAAAATGGAGCCATCGGATGTGGCTGTACTAATAGAACTTGCCAGTGAACTTAGTGCCGAAATCTCAAGTTGGTTTTTAGGCATAGAGTCTAAAAATACCTCATCCATCAAATAAAGAACATTTTTACCATGAAAACCTTTATCTTTGCAGCCATTGAGCGTTCCAATATGAAACAAACACGCCCTGCATGTGTTAGGACTCAAGCAAGTGACAGGGAAGAAGCAAAAAAGTTATTAGCTCCTGTATATGTCATTTATGGCTGGATAGGACAAATAGTTAATTATAACCAAAATAAACAATATTAAATTTAAGAGGAATTAAAAATGCAAAAGAAAGAACCTGTAATTATCGCAAATGGAAACAGCATTGAGGAAATTTATCAATGGATGGAAAATAAATTAGAAGCGCGCCGTGATGTAGTTACTCTTGCAAGACAGGTGGAATACATAAACAAAGAGCGTGAAAAAACGAATAAGCAATTCAATGATGCAGTTAATCAATCTCAGTTAAATATTTCTAAGCAGGATTATGAGCGGGAAACTAATAATAATCCGCTCATAGAATTAGAACGAGAAAGATGGGAACTTATTCGCCAGTTGGGATGGAGTTACCCAAAAGTTGATGAACGTGATTACGAATCGCCTGTTCGCGATTGTAACGACTGCTGTCGCTTTCCTTCATCTCTTTCACAAGAGAAAGGCTGAAAGTTTCTAGGTCACGATAAACGTACTCCCTTTGTTCTTTATTTAACACCTTGAGAATGGAGTGAATAATACGATTAAAGGCGGCTGTTTCAATTTCAATCTGCCTTAACGCTTTTTCTTGACCAGAATCTTGAATCATAAGAAAAACCTCGTGTCTATTGGGGAAGCTGAAATATAACAAAATCCTGTCTGTTGGGGAATAGCAGGATACCACTGCCACCTGAGGTGGTAAAACAAACAGGTTCATTTATGCGATCTGACAAAGGAGACCCAATGTTAATTCTAACCCGTCGCCCACAAGAAAAAATCAGAGTGGGTGATGATCTCGAAATAGTAATATTAGGCATCAACGGTAATCAAATTAAAATAGGTGTTCAAGCACCCGAAGGTATTCCCGTACACCGTGAAGAAATATATCAACGAATCCAGCAAGAACAGAATAAGGTTGAATAACATGAAAATAAAATTACCGACTAGTGATAAATGTCGCTTAAAGAATGCAATAAATATTAATGCAGAAATGAATGTTTTATTAATATCATCATTGAAAAAATTAGAAGAAGAATTTGAATCTAAACAAGAAGTTGAACCTGATTATTACTATATGTTACGTGCAGTAAAACGATTATCAGTCTGTCAGTTTGAGGATCTTACTAAATTAAACGAAATCTTCGAATAAAAATCTCGGGGTGGAATATGATAGATAAATTACAAACAGCCGTCGAAATTGCAGAGGAAGTTGAAGTTCAATTAGTTCCATTAATGTGTGAAATTGATAGTGGAAACACGGTAGACGCATATTTAATGTGCAGAGGTATTTATCGTCAATGCAAGGTATTAGCTGAAAAATTAAGGGAAGCTGCTTACGAAAACAATGTAAATGCAGTGAGTGAAATAAGAGAAAGAAAAAATAAAACCATAAGGAAAGAATCATGACAACACTTAAACCCATCGAAATAGCCACTAACCAAGATATCCAAATTGAAATCCGTGAGGTTTACGTCGTTCACGGTGCTAACAAAGCTTATCTGAGTGAAAGTGGCGCACTGAATAAACTGGCTTACGTTCGGGCACAAAAGCAGTTCAACGCAGAAGACAGATCAAGTAACTTCCCTGTCAAAACAATTAAACAGGAAGACGGCACGCTCGCATTACGCCGAGGTGAAATGCGCCCTGAATTTATAGAACGGCAAGCCGAGGTATTGGAAGAACTGAAAGCCGATGTTAGGCAAGTAAGAGAAATAGCTCGACTTAAAAAGGAATGCAAGAAAGCAAAAGAGAAATTGCTAACAATCTTGGATGATTTAGAAAACGCAGAACATAAATACAGAAATTCAAAATAAAAACAACAAAACAAATTTAATTACAGCGCCATCGCTGGGGAATTGCTCACGCTAAATTCAGACTGATTACAAATAAGGAGTTAGGAATGAAAAATAAAACCTATTTAGATTTTGCTAAAGAATTGAAAAGGTATATGAATAAACAGGCGGCAAATGATGACAGCATATGAATCAGCAATACAAAGCGCCAAAAAACTTCAAAGCAAAGGTTTATTTCGCCGTGCTGCCAATAAATGGGGTGAAGCACTTTCATTAACTCAGAATAAAAAACAAGAACAGGAATGCACGAAGAATAATCTGCACTGCATCCGAAAAGCGAAAATCAAAATACAAGAGGGGTGGTAATGGCAAAACGAAGAAGTAAAACCCGACGGGGATTTGATGGAGTAACAATTCCTCAGTTATTCCGATTAAAAGAGAACTCAATAACAGAATACGCAAATTCAAAAAAATTTATCGCCCCTTATTCGATAGGCGACGAAGTATTAATACCACTCAATCGGGCAATGAGACGTCACGCAAAGAAAAAAGGGATCAAATTGGAAGAGGTGAACAATGACTAAGAAAAACGAATTAATAACTATCGACTCAAATAAACTCCCAGTAATCGAATGGGAAGGTGTTCGTGTCGTTACCACTGAAACGTTGGCGATTGGATACGGAACAGAACCAACAAACATCCGTTCCAATATCGCTAATCATCGCAGCCGCTTTATTGAGGGTATTCATGTATTCACTCTTAAAGGTGATAGCTTTCAATCATTTAAGAACCAAGGCAATAATATTGACTTGGTTAATAAACACGCAAATCAAATCACCCTTTTCACAGAGAAAGGTGCAGCTCGCATGTCGAAGATTCTTGATACCGATGAGGCATGGTCTTTCTTTGAAAAGATGGAGTCAGCGTACTTTCACCAGAAAAAACCAGCAACCAATCACCCTGCTTTGCCCGGTGATTACATTGCAGCTCTGGAAGCGCTTCTGACAACTGAAAAAGAAAAGGTCGTCATTACTCAAGAACGTGATGAAGCTCGCCGTACCAAATCACAAATCAGCCACAGGCGTGAAGCTCAAGCCCTCGGCAAGCTCGGCGCTGTTACCCGCAAGTGCCGAGCACTGGAAGAACGTCTGGGCGAAAGCACAAAACACGCAACGGTTACGGCTGTGCAGAACGCCACAGAAAAAGAATACAACTACGCCCCACTCCGTAAATGGTGCCGTGAAAACGACATCGAAGTTGTGAAGGTTCCCGACACCCGATATGGACATGTTAAGTCATGGCCTGCCGAAGCATGGCTGGCTGTATACGGTGTCGATCTCAACAAACTGTTTGGTAAGAAGTGAGTAGGGAAGAAGAACTATGAAAATCGACTATCAGGATAAAGGCAGCACGGCACAAATTATCATTGCCAGTTTCATCACTGAACGCCGACTGCATAACCGTTGTGTTGATGCTCTCCTGTTAACTACGCCTGTTCATGTGTCTTCTGCCGGCTTCTTCTTCAGAAGAACCTTTCTCACAGGCAGGGTGAATCACGTGATGCGTGCTTACAAAATCATTTGCATGGAGGCAGACCGTGACTGAGGGACATCACCAGAGGGTGGACATTAACGACGAACTGGTCAGAACGGTAGTCCACATTGATGACGGCAGGGATTACATCAAGCAGCATATCCACCGCATGAGACGTAACTTTTACATTCATGAGGGCATCCGCCCTCCGTCACCACCCGCCCCCAAAGTGGCAGGCGTGAAGATAACACCTGTGAAGAATAACAAAAGCGTAAAACGAGGTAAAAAGTAATGAAAGGCAAACTATTACCTATGGTTGTCGGCGTAGAAATCACTACCGATTCAGAAGGGCGCTTTAACCTGAATGCCTTGCATAAGGCGAGTGGTGAGAACGAGAACAAAGCGCCCAACCAATGGCTGAGAACCAAGTATGCAAAAGAACTTATCGCAGAATTAGAGGCTAAGTTATTGAAAAACAATCAGACGGCATATTTGCAGTCTGGTCAAAAAGCCATCGATGTAAACAATGGAGGTACATCACCGGGCACTTATGCTCATGAACTGATAGCGGTTTCCTATGCAGGGTGGATTCGTCCAGATTTTCAGCTTGACGTGAATCAGGCATTTATCGATTTCAAATCGGGAAAATCAGGTATCAGCATTAATGCCTTGCCATCACTTGATCACATGGTTGGCAAATTTGACGAGTTACGCCACCAGCTCACACGGGATGAAAAGAAAGAAGCTGAACTGCTTTCTGTGTGCAGCCAAATCATGAACGCCCGCAAAAAGACCAAAGGAAAACGCCAGAAAATGATTAGTGCACTGAAAGAAGCAGGTCAGATGTCCATAGGTTTGATGGGAACAGTGAAGAAGAACAATGATCAAGATAAACACCTGGAGGAAAGCAGTCATGATCAATAACTCATTCCACCTGACACAAATCATCGCCTCGGTCTGGGGCGATCCTGCTGATATCACCCATGCAGTCTGGCAGGCTGGATACCGTAAGCCAGAACGGAAGGAAGAAGACATTGCTGCACTGGTTATCGACGTAATGAATGGGGTGCCTGATCAGATACCCTACAACGAAAGGCCAAAGAATTTGGAGGATATTCTCACTACAGAACTGAACAGCATTATTTTTGATGCGACATGGGAAGGAAAAGCAACACCAGCGAAAGTGGCCAAGGTGATTTTGGGGAAAGGGTATCGGAAAGGAGGCAGCAATGGAACCAATCAATGATGAGTCTTTAATTGATATGAAATATATGACTCGTGATACTGGGTTCACCGCAAAATATTTTTATAGCCAAATTAAAAAAGGTAAACTTCCTAAACCACAAAAATTCGGAAATCACTCTAGATGGAAGTATAGAGAATACAAAAAATGGAAGAGTTTATTTTTCGAAAGCTAAAATTATAGTGTGGGCATCATTGCGGGCACCCTTGCAAACAATAAAATTAATTTCATTTAATATCAATGAAATAAATATAGATTCGAAGTTTGCAGGGGGCGCCAAATAAACATCTCTCATAGTCTATTCAAGTCAATTAATCCCAGTAAAATCAGCTCATTAACAGCACATCCCTTCTCTAGAGGTCTAGTCTCGTCTTTCTAAATCTATACAATTTGTTGTATAGTTTTTTGTATAAAAATTCCCTATACATTCTTTCTATACAATATTGGGTGATTTATAAAGCTGACAGGCTTGACAATCAAGCGAGCCAAACCAAAGGAAAAGGCCTATACATTGGCCGATGGTAACGGGCTATCTTTGTTGATTGATACTAATGGCTCTAAGGGTTGGCGATACCGTTATCAATTTGCGGGTAAAACCAAAATGATCTCATTAGGTATCTATCCGGTAGTCACACTCAACGAAGCCAGAACCAAGCGCGATGAAGCAAGAAAGCTGGTGGCTAATGGGCTTAATCCCAGCGAAGTAAGAAAAACTGAAAAGATATCCGCGGCAAACCTGATAGAGAACACCTTCGAAAACATAACCCATGAATGGTACGAGAAACGTGTAGACAGGTGGTCTTCTTCTTATGCCAAAGAAATGATGGAAACATTTGAAAAAGACGTTTTCCCATATATAGGCAATAGGCCTATTGCTGAGATTAAGCCAATGGAACTTATGGCTGTTTTATCACGAATGAACGATCGAGGAGCGACAGAAAAACTCAGGAAGGTACGTCAACGGTGTGGGGAGGTATGGCGATATGCAATAGTAACAGGGAGAGCTGAATATAATCCCGCCCCAGATTTAGTGTCTGCTTTTGCTCCACATAAAAAAGAACATTATTCATTTTTAACTGTTGATGAGATCCCTGAGTTCTATAAATCCTTAAATGCCTATACTGGCAGTTTCATCGTAAAAATGGGGATGCGATTACAAATGATAATTGGTGCCCGTCCCGGTGAATTACGCAAAGCTGAATGGTCAGAGGTTGATTTTAATAAAGCGCAATGGGAAATACCTGCTGCGAAAATGAAAATGCGCCGTACTCATATTGTGCCATTATCAAATCAGGCTATCGATATTTTAGAACAGTTAAAGCCCATTACAGGACAAGGGAAATATGTTTTTCAGGGTAGGAATGATGCAAATAAACCTATGAGTGAAATGGCATTAAATTTATTAATTAGTACTACAGTCGTATGGGTTATAGCGGTAGAGCCACAGGTCACGGCTTTAGGCACACCATGAGCACTATATTGCACGAACAAGGCTACAACACCGCATGGATTGAAACACAGCTTGCTCATGTTGATAAGAACAGCATTCGAGGAACCTACAATCACGCCCAGTATTTAGATGGTCGTAGGGAAATGCTGCAATGGTATGCCGACTATATGGATGCACTCGAACAAGGCGAAAATGTGGTACATGGCACATTTGGGAAACGTGCTTAACTGGATGAATAGACAGCAATAATTGACTTTAGTAGACTATCAAAGACGTTAAAGAATAAAGCTATGCCTAGGTTGATCCCTAAAAACCCGTACACCTCTACGGGCTGGCATAGCTCCTGCGAATAGAGGGCGTGAGGTGACGTGTGGATATTAAACCGATTGATTTTGATTTAATCAATTATCATGCAGGGGAAATTCTTCAGTTTTACTGGGATATAAGGTTGTGCATGTTAGCTTCTCGCACAGTAAGCAGCGATTCCATTGATGATCAAATGGAATCGGCAAAAAAATGTGAGAAGATTTTAGAAAAGTTTGCATTTGATATGAAAATTAATGAATCACATAAGATTATTAATGATTTCATATCCACAATATCTATTAATAGAGCACTTGAATTGCTTGGCATAGAATATAACACCAATGTAAACTTTTACGAGTATAGTCTTTCTTTTTTATCCAATGAACAATCTAAAAAAAGATATTTTGATAGCTACGAATTTAAGAAAATTAATGATATAAGATTATTATGTGTAATAGTGCGTCGTTTCGCTGCATACTTGGCAGGATTTGATTTAACTGGCTATTTTGAAAGGAAAATAGCTTTTTTAGAAGAATACAAAGAAAAACTGGAAGAAGTATTAAAACTAAATACACATTGGATTTTATCCTCAGATACTGATGAGGATTATCATAATATTATTAATGGAAACAGTAATTTAAACCCTATTATCATAGACTCCAAAATAAACACACTTAAAAATGAATTAATAACCAAAAGAGATGACGAAACAAAAAGAGAAAGAATTCTTCTTTCTGAAATTGCAAAATCTCTATTGGCCCATAAAAAAAATAACATTGCAAGGGTATTAACACTAATATCAGCATCACCCATTTTAAATAATTATATTGACCCAAGAACAATATCTAGGATTGTAAAAAAGACAAAGGAGAGTAAGGAGAAAGAAAATAATTCTTTAATTTATTACAACGAAATTATAAGTGTGAATAAAAATAAAATAAAAGAGTTAGAAATATCACAGCGTTACTTTACACGCACCTATAAGAGAGGAGGGCAATATGTAAACCCGCTTTCTAGTAGAAGAAACTTATTGATACATAAATTTAAGTATGAGCTGGAAAACCTATAAAAGACAAAAACAGGAAGAAAATAACCCATTTTTGTCATGGCTCTATACTTTCTTATGGGACGAGTTATTAACATGACATATTAATGAATATATTCAAATTAATGTGTCATTCCTTGTTCAAACAAATTAGCATAGCATTCCCTGAAATCAAACAACGTCCATTACAACATATTAAGGACTAGATAACAGGAGGGCTACATGCCAGCAATCACCATACCTAAAGAAAATCTTATCCGCTTACCCGAAGTTCAACGCAGAACTGGGCGTGGATCTACAAACTCATTGCAGATAATAAATTTCCTAAGCAAGTCAAGATTGGTACTCGCTCAGTCGCTTTTATTGAATCAGAAATTAATGACTGGATATCACAGCGAATCTCTGAATCTCGCGGCGAGGTTATGTAATGAAAAACTTTATATTCCTGCCAGTAGTAGACAATGTGAATAACACGTATAGCAGAAAATCGAATTAATTAAGACAGGGTAAAAATATGACATCCAAAAATATGGCCTTATCCGGTCAGGGACTCGCTCACGCTGAAAACAGTCAAGAACCTATTTTGGTTCAGCACAGAACTGAATCGAGAATTGATAGCCGCTTGTTTGCAAAGCGTGCTGGATTACAGCACCGCAGCTTATACAAATTAATCAAAGCCAATATTAAGCAGCTAAGGGAGTTTGGTTCACTGCCGTCATTTGAAATCGCAGCAGTGAAAGAGATTGGGGCACGAGGAATTAAGCACAATCGCTATTACTTACTCAACGAAAACCAATTTGATTTTATCTGCCGTATTGTTCGTGGGCGCAATCATGAACAAATGACCCAGTTCAAATTGGACGTGACAAAGGCATTCAGTAAGAAGCGAGCTGCTGAACCTATCCGCCGTGAATATCTGCCGAATTACCATGAGTCACGTGATGCGTTAAGGGATTTAGGCGCAGAACGTCACCACTACATCAATCTTGCCCGTACTGAGAATCGCTTTGCGGGGTTGCTGGATGGTGAACGTCAGAGCGCAGATGAACAACAGTTAGGGTTGCTCGTCTGTATGCAGAAAATCGAACAGGCAGCCTTTCAAGACGCAAGGAATGCAGGGTTATCACCGACTCAGGCGTTAGGGGAAGTGAGCCGCCGTATTGAGCAATTTGCAACACTGATGAACCCAATCGGGCGCATTGGAGGTTAATTTGATGAGTGGTCATAACATGCTCTTTGATCCCCCTAAACGGGGGAATCAAAGATTAAATATTGAACAATCAGCCACAAAGCGAGGAGAAATTAACTATAGGGATTCCTCCAGTTTAAGGAGTCCTATTGTCGAGGTCATTATCTCAGTGACCTCGAAGAATACCGTGGTCCTCACTTTGGCTGGTCACTCAGAGAAACTTTTCGCTCACACATTGGCTGAAATTTTAGCTGATGGGTATGCGAATATTTTCGGATACCTCAGTAACCCATTGATATTTAATCAAACTGCAAATATGCAGTCTGGTCATAATATGCGCGTATCATTTAGCGACGCGCAAACTTTGCGGCTGTCATTTAGTCAGTCACAAAAAGAAAAGGATAGCACGGCGAATGCTACCCTTTGGGATGATGGTTCTTTCCATCATAAGATTTCACTTATGCTATTTCTTTGGCGTATAGCGTAGAGAAAGGCATCAACCTTATCAAAACTTATCATTTGGCTTACCTGAGTTTTGGTTTTGTAGCCTTGAATTCGAAGAGTCTTTGCTCTGAGGTGGCAATGTTTCCCCGATTTGAAATCGGGAAAATCAGCCATCTTCTACATGCGGAATAATCCCGCATCTAAAACCTGTGCTATGCAGAAATAAGGGAACTAAATAGGCTTTCAAATCCCATTTATGTAACTTATTGATTTTTATTAATTCCTGCACAGAGAGAGAAGCCAATAATATCAATAGATTAAATTATAATTTTACGTAATTTATTAATTTATATGATTTCTATCACTGAGGCATGGATTTATGGAATTAAGGGTTAAAGAAAACATCTTTCTGTTCACTCTTTAAAAATAACATATTGAAATTATTTTCTGACTATGAGTATAGTACATCGTATTGGAGTGCTTGCTATTATATTCTTCGTTTGTGAATGCTTTCGCTACCTTGATCCAGCACGGTTTTTGCAAAGTGATATGACGCACCAGAACTACAAGTTTATTTAAGGGGTTCATTATGATTGATAGTGATGAAGATGATGATATGCCCATTGGGGAGCGAATTGATAACCTTGTTAGACTTAGAAGGCCTGTTAACTTTGTTCTACCTAATAATAAAACGATTAAACTTAATAAAACCGCTCTATTAAACAATTCTAATGGTATTGCTGCATTTGAAAGAATGAATGACTCTATTTTTCCAAATAAACTTAGCATGATGAGTAAGCCTATTCCAGTTCAGAATAATAAAGTATTACAGCGTCCTGCGAGTCCAAAATCACTTTATTATTTGGAAAAATACATCGAGTATTCGAAAGCGAAAGAGGACACCAAGTATCGTTTGATAAATTTTATAACTCATGAACCCAAAGCGGCTGATGGTCAATATATCTTTGTTATTTCTGCTAATGACCCTCTTATTATACGCTGTGCAAGGAGCGTGCGAGATAGTAACTACCATTGGTATGATGCCGTTGATGGACATAGTTCAATAAGCTACAGACAGGCGGTGTATTTCGCCGGAACCTTATTATTTGACAAAGGTCAACTGTTGGAATGGACAAACGCCAGTGGGCATTATAAACCCTCTAAGGATTCGGCGTTGTTGCTGACACCCCATATTAGGCACCTACTGCCTGATTCCAAATTCCGTTGCATTAGCTTTAATAAATAACGCTTAATTTCAGTATCAGGGGCATGATGCCCCTACCCTCACTCCACCCGTTCAGTATCCGTTGTTACCCCTGTTGCCTTCAACCTTAAATTCCACACCGAATCTTCCGGCACCCGGTTAGACGTCCGTGTCCAGATGCCGGAGGATTCTATCTGGAACCAGAAACAGGTATTGGCGTCTGATCCTCCGCAGGAGCATGGCGCCACGTCAGCCGTCAATAAATAGCCAATAGGGGAGATTAGCGGGTGGATTGGGGGCAGATGCTAAAAAGCCCTCGCGGGGAGGGCTGAAAGGTATTAGCTTTTTTTTGAGAAATTGAATAACTGAAATAATAACAAACATATATGGATAAAGGAGGCTATAGCAATTCCAATTGTGATTGATGGCAATGGAATCCCTGTTATATTTGAAATCAGCAATATACCAGAAAAGAAAAGAATACCGAGCTCAACAAATACAAATGAGTACATTATTACGACAGATGTCATATAGCCATAGTGATTTAGCTTGGTTATATTACGCCCTCTTAATCCTATGACAAATGTCAGTGCTGCTATTAGTACGGCTATGGTGGTTCCTGAGTATGACGCAATAGCACCGCCTAATGCACCCCTATTGTTCGCAAAAGAAATGTCAGGAGCTAAAAAATATTTAAAGGTAAAATAAAGTATTATTACTATAATATATGGCAACAAAATTAGGATTAAGGCTGGTGCAACCTTATGTTTTTTTGTCATTTGCGCCCCCTTAATCTCAGTTATCTCAAACCGTTGCTTATGGCTTGATTGAAACTCCTCATTATAGCTGATCTCATTCTAACAAAACAATTGTGTATCTCTTCTGCTATTTCTGCGTTTGATACTTTATGCAGGTTAGCACTAATTTGCCCTTTTCCTGAGAGGTAAAATTCAGTAAGGATATCTGCCATTTCTTCTCTAGCTTTTATATGTATATCACTAAATGCATCGCCTTGTCTTTCTATTATTTGAGTGGTTATTTGTTTTATATCTCTGTTTTTTTTGGGTTTTATTATTACCTCAAGGCCATTAAGTAATTCTTCTGGTATATCTCGGCACCCCATGGTGCGTAAAATATTATTTATAATGGCTACACCCCGCCCATCAGATTCCACTCTTAAAGTAGTTCGTCCAATGAATTGCATTGTCAATGCATTTTCTGTTGTTACATTTTGCATTAATGGTTCAATTTGAAGTGAGGTGTCACTTAATTCCTTTTGCATGATGTAATGCTTTAATTCTCGAATTTTGGGGCCATACATAGATGATGCAAAGCCCATAATATTTCCATTAATAAAAACAAATGATGGGAAGCCAAGCGATTCATCGGAAGCCAGACTATCTCTAATATTAGCGACTGAAAAAGTTGATGTGTTGATTTTTTTATCAATTCACTATCGCTTGTTTTGGTGAAAAGATATGTGCTTTCGTCAATTTTATGAAGGTATAAGTGGTAAGTATTGCAATCTAGCTCATGTTCTTGTGGATTTATAATATTATTTTCAAAAAGGCTCAATAAATTGATTCTTTCTTTGATATCATTATTTTCTTGATAGAATGCATAAAAATTTATCTTCATAATAAACCCTGTTTTTATAACCACTTATACGTAATCTGAATTCAGTCCCACCACACACTACATCACTTCCGCTAATAATTTGATCAGAAATTGCTTAATCTGTGAAGTGGAAAGAGAGCTAATTTGTAGGGCCGCAACAAAAAGTGCATTCGTTAATTTAATGTTATCATCTGGCGATTCGGAGCCGCTGCTTCCCAATCCCTTGATCCCCTTAATTTCCGGTTCTGTGACATAATCACGTAAAATCAATGCATTACATAAAGGGGATAATTATCCCATTTTTAACTATTTGATATTATTGGATTAATTTCATTGTCGAGAATTAATAAAAATAAATCACTTAGATAAAGGTGAGATTTTTCACCTTTTGGCACGCTTCCGTTTCAAACGGAGGTGTGGGATTAACTATAGGGATTCCTTTAGCTTAAGGAGTCCTGTTGCCGTAGTCCTCACTTTGGCTGGTCACTCAGCGAAACTTTTCGCTCAGTTCCAATCGGACAAATTTTGGGTTGATCACGCCAATTGGGATTTGAAAGCCCATTTAAGTGGGAATGCCTACTTTGACGATAACACATTGATATTTAATCAGACCCCGAATTTGGGGTCTGCTTATAATTTGAGCGCCGATAATATCGGTATGCAAAGTCCGATTATCGGATATTGGATTTTGCATCGACGTTTTTCGTCGGCACAAATAATAATCAAATAGTTAAAAGGTGAGAAATCTCACCTTTAGCTAACTTGTTGATTTTGCTTATTTCCGGCACAGAGACGGAATTAAATGAAATCAATGGGTTAAAAGAGGAGGATGCTCCTATTTAGTTTGTATTTAATTAAATTGTTAATTATTGAAATGTTATCTTTATATTTTTATTTTTCATTGCATAAAAATCGACAGATTTATTATGGCATACTAACTCACTGCAAGTTACTTCTTTTACCAATTCATTACATCCATTCACTTTTACATACCATGCGACCGGAGCTCCTTGAGTGTCATGAACATAAACATCAACATTAAAACTTAACCCACATCTAACTATATTTCCAGAATCGGGATAACGTACAGACCAATTCACATATCTATCAGAAGAGCTACAACCGAATAAAGTATCACTATCCTTTAAATCCATTGTCCTGCTCTCATTCTGAGGAATGTTTATCTTTGCATTACCAGCGTCATTCATACAATAATCAGAGTCTCTGTCAATATATATATTTTTATCCGAAGAATTTATAAACTGAACGTTATATAAAGTTTCAGAAAACGCTGGCTGCATGAATAAAAACAGAACAACCAAGACAGAGCCAGATATAATTTTCATGTTATTCATATCACACTCCTTTTGATGAAATTACCCAAAATAAAATTCGTATTACTTTACTGTTAATGGAGTACTGAGATGATAATTGCTAATATCATATAGGTTATTCACCTATCCGCTTTTAGTATAAGTAAGCACCCTTAATGACCATAACTTAAAATCCAACAGACAATTAAGGTTGTTTAATCTGCAATTTTCTGCGGGTTAATTATGTCAATCCCCTCAACAATAACCATAAGATACCGTTTTAATTTGAAATATATTTTTTATCACATGCCTACAAATTAGCTCTCTTTCCACTTCACAGATTAGGAAAGTTCTGATCATATATTAGTAAAGTTATTTAGTATGGTGAGCATTGGTTTATCAATATGGCGGGCTGACGAAACATTCTAATGAATGGCCTGTTTTCATTAGCGATGACTATGAATAGAAAGGTTTATGAATGAGAACATTAGGTGTAAGGGCTGAGCCAAAGCAAGTATCATTCGTTGTATTTTGCAATAAAGAAAATGACTTGCTCTGCGTAGATAAGATAGTTGTACCTAAAACCTTAGAGATACCAGAACAGTTAAAATAACGCGATGCTCGACTTTAACATCCTATAACGTTGGCTTGTTGAAGCCAGTCGCGTTGACTTTTACCTTGTTTAAAATTGGCAAAAATACCCAACGTGTG